CCCCCCGGCTACCCGAGCGGTAGACTGATAAGATGTTCCTAGCGGTTGGTTATATGGTTGTATCTCGTAAGCGTTAAACTGACCTGCGCCGCGTGGAGACAGCTTAGCTCCGCCAAAGGGGTCGTATTTATCCGGGTTTGCTTCTAACAAAGATATCGCCTCGTTAATCCCTCCTCCGCTCATATCAATAGATTCCGGGTTGTCCCCGGGACTCACCAAGTTACCAATTCCCATAGCCGCTAATGCAGCAGGACCGAATTTTCGCATAAAATTAATGTCACCAGAGTTCTTCAGAATTGTGGACACCGCGTCCTTAAATCCTTTCGTTCCAACCTGAAAACTTTTGCCCGCTATTTCTTCTGCAGCAAGACGCCTAGCAGACCCGGGCATAAAGATGTCTCTTAGTCCTTCGAAAAAATCGTCTCCGCCGGGTCCTAATTTCTTAATACCCTCCATAATACCGGGAGTATCTACCGTTCCTGTTTCCAAAAAATCGACGGGGTCTATTGATACGGGCTTGACGGCTCCTTGCCCCGCCAGAACTCGTTTTTCAAAACCGGGGTCTATGTAGTTTGCTTCAGGGACGACACTGACCTCGGAGACTGCTTCAGGGACGACACTGACCTCGGAGACTGGTGGGGTTGCTGATTGTAAAGCAGCTTCTCTAGCCGCCACTTGTTCTGCTGCAGTACCCGTTATTCCGCCCGTAGCAGTATAAACAGCTTCTTTGAATGGAACACCTTGCCCCACTAAAATCTGATCGACAGTTAACCCTTTACTAAGCCCATCGTTAACTATGTTTTGAATGGTATTTGCGTCCATACCCGGTACTTTGCTAAGTTCCCTAGATAAAGTTTCTAACTTATTAGCGTTTAAAGCGGCTTCGTGGCCTGTTCCTAAAGTAGCCGAAACATCAACACTTGGACCCCCGGCTTTAACTAAAGCCCCGGCATCCCCGGCAGATTTTCCTGCCGCCATTGCTTCTCTAAGGGTTCCCCGAGGGCCCGTTATGCCCGCTTTAAAACCGGTGCCAAATTTACCGCCCGCTTTAACAGACCCAATTCCTCCAGACACGCCTTTCATCACACCCGCAGTTAAACCCCCGATTGCGGCGGATTTCAAAGCCTCGCCAAAACTTTCACCTTGTATTAAACCCCCTATTCCGCTACCTATCGCAGCACTTGCAATAACGCCAAGACCGGGGAGAAAAAAATTCAAAGCAATCGGTAAAATTATTTTGATCGCTTTCTTTAAAAACTTGCCCAGTTTCTTGAACATCTTTTTAAGGAAAAATTCAGGCTGACCCGTAACCGGATTAATCGAGTTAAAGTCGTTACCAACCACGTAACGTTCAGGCTCAAGGCCCATGTCACGCATTTGTTTATAAATATTTTCTTTCAGAATAGGGTTTTTGCGAAAGACTTCCATCGGTATAACCGTTTCGCCTTCCGCCGCATGAACCATGAAATCGTCTTCATGCCGTCCATACTCAGCAAGTTGATCAGCAACCTGCTTAACTGAAGCAATTCCGCCATCAGGCAGTTCATCGTCGTCCGCAAACATACCTTCTTTGGCAGTTAGGAAAGTAGCAATTCCTCCTGCAGGTACTTGAATAGGTTCTATATTATCAAAATCTTCAAATTCGTCGTACTTTAATGCAGATTCAGCCATTGTCTTTTATGCGCCTATGTTTAATTGTCACAACAACATGCCACTTACGGCGCTTAACTCCGACGAAAACGGAGAAGATATTCGTACCCAAGTTGTAAAACCCGGTAAAACGAGTCTAAACTTATTTAAAGTAAACGTACACCCTGATTTCACCCGTGAACACTCACTACAATCGCCCCTTTGTTAATAATTTGGACGGCTCCTACTTGGCCTTCGGCCTCTAAAGAATCTCTGGTATAAGGCAATTCCCTAGACAAATCAAACCATTCATCGCCATCGTAAACCTGCAACAATTCAACAGAGGTGTTCCATATAACATCCCCTGAATTAAACTTCAGCTGGTCTCGATCTGTTCGATTAAACTGAGGGGTCGAACTAGGGTCAAACGCGCCTAAACTTAACTCTAGAAGACGAACTGCTCGATTAAAAGTCTCACCATCTACCGTAGTATTTGGGGGCGCAAAAGGTAATCGACCTCGAAGTAGTTTACTCATCGTCTTCCGTTAGGTTGAAGGTCCAGTCGGGTGCCGCCAATCCGGAAACCAACTCCTAGTTGTATACCTGTAGAAGCATCATCGTCTGACTCAAACCGTAAAGCAGCCTGTCGAGCACGTGCCCGCATGTCTACTTTTGTAGTAGACGCCGTAAAACTTGTCGTCTGGTCCGTGGTCAATGAATTACCGGGATAGTTACGCGCTTTAAGGACCACGTTTAACTGCTGATCCGATCCGCCGTTCCCCGTAAATTTAACGTCCGGTATCATGCGTTTTATAAACTGGAACTGTTCCCCGTCACCTATGTCAAAATCTGCGGACTCCACGTAAACATTACTCATCGGGCTTCCGTCCGCGTCATTGCCGGTTTCATGCTGATAAAGGTAGTTAGAGTCGCTATCCGTTCCGGTAGCACGGGGGAAAGAAACAATTCCTTCGTCTAACCAAGCGGTTCGCGCAAGTTGTCCTATGCTCCAGGTCTGTTCTACATAGTTATAAGTGGTGTACCGGTCAATAGAAAGAGAGTCCGAAGAACAATAGAACCAGCCCACTTCGTTAAATTCTTTGTTTAAAAACCCAAAGAATTGGTAGGCTTGACCTTCGTTTATGTCGTCAAAGACGTAAGAATGTACACTGCATTGCACCGGACTTACCGCCCCGGAATAACTGTAAAACCCTTTTTTGTCCATCCAAAACACACCAGAAGGGGTGTTAACCATTGCATTAGGCCCTACTAAGCTTACCCCTTCGTTAATTAAGTTTAAACCAAACGTTAAAGGGGGCCCAATAAACTGCAAACTATAAAGAGCTACGTCTGTCCAGATTAAAGTTTCTTGTCGAGCCCGTAACCCACCAATAATCTCAGATCCGGCAGAACATCGTAAGGAACCTGCCGTATTAGTAGACTTAGCTTCCCATTCCGCCGCGTTTTCTTGATCAGAAAAAGCTACTAATAAAGGATCAATGGACCCGGATCGAGCGCCACTAACAATGGGATCTGCGCCTAAAACAATAACGTGCCGATCTACGTCGGAAACCAGTACCTGCAATCCTTTAGTAGGCGTTAGATTAGCGCCGCTAAGTGCGGACAAAGCGACCGCTCGGCTTGTTCCTAACGTATCTGCACTGGTGTCCCAATAAAAAATACCGCCAGAACGCACGTTTGAGATTAAATCTTCGCCAAAGCTGTCCATTGACCACAGTCTTAGCTGGTTTAAAGCACTTAACGCACTACTAGAGCCGAAGGTACCTTGACCCCAGGTTCCAGAGCCCCAACCAGTACCGTCTACAAAAACGTCTAATCCAACATTAATCTGATAGGCCGCAACAATAGAGCCTCCACCATTACCAGAGTCGCTACTGTTAGCAGTAAGGGTGTCCCCGGAGGTGTCTTTAGCCGTTATAGTATAAGTATTGACCGTAGGAACAGCATCAATCTGATACTCTTGATTAAGGGCAGCAGCGATAACAACACCACCAAGGCTCGCTGCTCCACTAAAGGTGACAAAATCACCCGCCGTAGCTCCATGAGCAGCGTCAGTTATGGTGAGCGTACTTGATCCATCGGTTGCAGCAAACACCGCATCGCCAGCAGAAGTAGTGCTACGCAGAGGTGTAATGTCGTTATAATTATTACCCTCTTGAATGTATAGTTTGGTCCGAGTGCCAAGACCTAATAACTTTGTACCACCTAAAGATACCCAACCCAACAACTTACGACCAGTGCCGTCGTAAGCAGAGGTTAACAATTTAGCCCATCCGCCTATTTTTTCAGGAAATCCTTTGCGAAACCGCATTAAATTCCCGTCAAACCAGCCGCCTTCCGCCGTGTAATCAGTGCCTTCTTTATTGATTCCGGGGTTAAACAAAAACTTTTGCAAAGGCATTACGCATACTCCCCAGTACGAATTATCTCAGTTACTTCAGGAGCCCTTCCTTTAACTTGCTCTGCCCACCGGCTGTTCATAAATTCATCTGCGGCTTCATCAAAGTTTTCTGCTTCCATCGCAGCAAGAGCATTCTTGAAGCCTCTTAGTCTGGTTTGCCCAAGGTTAAAAGATATATCGATCATGGCATCTTGCCTTGCTTCGTTAAGAGCACCAAACCAAAAATATTCGTCATTTAGTTCGTTTCTTACGCGCTTAATATCATTGTTCAAAAGATAATCTACTTCATCGTCAGAAAGTCCAAGCCCCGACGCACTGATGTTTCGACCTACGCCTACTGTTTCGTAACCTTCACTGCATACATAAACTGCGCTACGAACGCCTTCATGCCGTCTAAGCATCTCTATTAACTCATTACTCATCAGCTTTAGACTCCTCTTTATCCAATTCTCGGTAATATTTTAAAATACTTAATGTTTGTCTTAAATACCTTTTTATTTCCGCCATGTTAGAAGATAGGTTTTCATACCCTTTGGTGGTTAAAGAATACCACACATTAGTTGGAGCATTTCCCTCTTCAAGGTCTGTTAAATACTCTTCCATTAACTGCGGGTTAAGCACAGTCCATTGGACTGGATATCCTTCAATGGCGTTTGGAAGCGGAGGGTGGTACACGGGGGCTTTCTTTTCAATAGTAATAACTTCTACTGGGTTAACCGTAGGTATGCTTTTACCACCAAAAACAGCACAACCGCTAACCAGAAGAAGTAAGACTAGGAGTGCTAACTTCATCAAATTGGTTTGGATTCGTAATGGTTTTAAGGTCATTTAACACATCTCCCGTCCCACGGTTTATAATCCGCTCTATAAGCTTTGGTTTGCGAATGGATAACATATTTAAGTCATGTTTGGCGAAACTTTTTTTAATGTTGATAACTTCGTTTTGTGCTGCCATGTTTTCTTTTGACAGCCGTTCAATTTGTCCAACAACCAATTCATGGTTAGCTAAAGTTCGTTGAAGGTCTTCGTTTTGTGATTCAATGGTCCCTTCAAGGGTTTTTTGATTCTGAATTGACTGTTCTAGCTGAATATAAAACGCCTTTGTCTCAGCTTCTTTTTTGTCGTAATAAAGTTTAAACCCACCTAATGTGAGTGCTAAAGCCAACCCCAAACCTGCGCTAATCTGCCACATTACCATTTTTCCTTATTTGCCCAATAAGCCGCTGACATTTTTCCTTTAGCAATGTTTTTTCCATGCCTAGCTTTAAAGCTTCTACGCCTAGCTTTTTGAGTCTCCGACTCGCCCTTTTTTGGTTTACCCGCGGTAGAAACACCCTGCTGTCCAAAACGTATTAATTTTAAAGTATGCCCTTCCTGGGCTAAAACCATGTGAGATTTAGTCTTATGGCCGGGGGTGCGTTTAGGTTTGTTCACACCCTTGAGACTATGCTTCTTCAGCAGGTTATTTTTTCTAGTTTCGTGAGCCATTATTTAGGTTTTCTAGCAGTTTTTTTAGCTTTAGCAAACGCTTTGCCCGTAGGCGCTCCTTTTGACCCGGGAGCCCGCATTGTTTCTTTAGAACCTTTTTTTATTCTTTTGCGTTTTGCGTGAATGTTTGAATATAAACCCATAATAATTTCCTATGCTAATAAACTGATTGTTTGAGTCGATCCCGTAATTTGAATCTCAACCTTTCCATTCTTTGAGATATAAAGAGTTGGGCTAACAGTCTTGATCAATTCCTTAACAGGTTCCCCTTCCGCTGCGCTCTGCATTCTTTCATATTTCTGAACGGCCACTTGTTTCCAAGTCGTTTGAGTTACGGGGGGTATCGAATGTGTTTCCATCCTTACGCTCCAAATGCCAAAATAATCATAGTTATCACTATACCAGCAACCAGCAGCCCCACCACGCCAACGATAGTATATAGAAAGATGTCGTGGAGTAATTGTTTACGAGCTTTCTTTTTAGCAATAGCGGCCTTGATTGAGGCTGCGTGGGCATTCCGAGATTCTTGCAAAGCGTTCTGGTACGCGTCCCAAAATTTCTGCCCTTCATTGCTCATGTGGCAGATCATGCGAAGTTCTTCGTTATATCGGTCGATAGATTGACGAGCCCATGCCAATTTCATCGCTTCTTGAGGTGTTAAAGGTTGAGTGACGCTCTCGCGCTTCTCAAGCTCAAGCTTATTCATCCCATCTTGGATGCCGGTCATCCGATCCAGAATAGAATTTACGTTGGCATTGCCTTCCTTAACAGCAGACACCAAGCTGTTGATACCAGAAATAGCAGCAGTAACAGCAGCTATCGATTCAAAAATCACGGGGGGTAAACCTTACGGTTTGCGGGACATGTATGCCGTTGCGCCAAAGTACAGGCCAATAATACTGGCTTGGCTCAGAAACAGCATATCGCTGAGTGAAGAAAGGGTAGCAAGGCGGGACTCTGAAACAAACGGCATTAAAGGGAGTAAGGCAAATCCAACCATCGACCACATGGCTACCCAAGCTATCTGCTTCTGGGAGTGCTGCTTCTCTTCTCTAAGTTCTAATTCAATCATCTTCTCAGCGCGAGCCATCTCTTCATCCGACACAGTACCGTCGTGGTCTATGTCATATTTAGCCCAGATTGAATCTTGCTGTAGCTTTTTATCGGACATTACTCGCCTTCTTGCACCATTGACGCTTTAATCTCGTAGGCACTTTCTTTATTTTTTATTTCTCCGTAAGAAACAAATTCTTTCGTCTCACTAATGTAGTACCACGCCTTTTCAAAACCCATTGTAACTCCTAATTCCAAATTAATTCTTTCTTGTCTTCTTTGAATACATACGCTGGTTTGCAGTACGCCGTGACTATGTTCCTCCTGTACCGCTTATTCCTTCCTTGGCCCTGGGTGTACCCATATCGAGTCTGTTGCCTTTGCAAGTTGTCTGCAATACTTAAACATCGATTCAAGGAGTAAAAGTATATTTCTTCTTCTTGCTCAACAGACGCATCAGGACCAGCGATAATGACTGTTAACTGGAAAACCAGCAATAATGTCTTCATTCATCATAAAAACTTAGCGGCAACAATGGTTGCGACTATGAACGGGTAGACACCCCACAGCATCATCTCAATTTTCTTAAACTTATCAGAACCTTCGTCCAACCGTTTTTCAATGTTTTCGTAACGAATTGCACACTCTCGTTCGTGAAACTTAATCTCAGATGCAGCTTCTTTGGCTACAGCCAGTGCTGTAGGTGAGGCTGACTTAGTAGCTTTCTTTGGTTTACTTTGGGGTTTCTTCGCTGGCACCGGATGCGTCCTTGGCTTTGCCCACGTTCAACGCCGCTATCTCTAGTATTTTGTACAAGCGACCTATTAAGATATCGTCCTTCGGAGTCGGTGTCAGACTGCAAATAATGCTACTAAAACAAACGATCCCAGTGACAATTGAAATAAAACTAGTGAGATTCTCCATCGGGCTCTCCTATCGCATTTTGTAGTTGCTGAGTGTACCAGTGGAATGCCGCCATCCGAGTGTCCAGTTCTTTCTGGTTAGCGTTAATCACATTGGTTATCTGAGCAATTTCTTCTCTAAGCTCATTCATACGCTCGGTTAATTTAACGGCGTTTGCTGGAAGCTCGACTACTTCAGCTTCCTCAACTACTTCTTCTTCAGTGGCGAGTTCCGTCATATTCTGCTTCCTATTAGCTTGCGGTGTAGCCTTTACCTGCTGTGATAGCTGAAGTTGTTGCGGTCATGCTCTCGCTGCCCCAGTCAGTCTTAGCTTTCATCAACTCAAGATGTTCTACGTTGCGGTCAACACAGCTTTGACGGTCTACTGCATCCTCTCCTGACATCGCGTCACCTGCGATAACGTCCGTAATCAAAGATACGCTGTGTCCCATTGCCGTGAAATCCTGT